TCTGACTTGAGCTTTAAATATATTGATTGGTGTTCTTACAAAAGGAAAGATAACTCGTCCAGCTGGATGACTAGCTACACCTTGTATTTTCTTACCAAAAGAACCAGCTGGAAGATCAGCTGTAAAAGTAGTTTCTGCTGCATATTGTTGTGCTTTTTCGTATAACTCAGCTATTTCAATACTCTTAGTATTTTTCATACTTCCTTCGTTAACAATACCGATAGTCTTATCAAATTGATCTTGGATGTAATCTTTTAATGCTTGACCATCTAATCCTTTATTCACTCCATTTTCCCAAGCACTTGCTTTTAAATAAGCTCTAAAGTTCATACTCTTAAAGAACTCATCTTCAGCCAATAGGAAGCGAGAAGGTAATCTTTGTATTGTTCCAAAGGTATTAATAATATTGGCTAATGTTCCTTCTCCATCCATACGAACATTAAACCTAGAAGCATCTTGAATCATTGCTCCAGGGTTAATAATATTATCTTCAATTCTGAAAGCAGCTTTAGCCATCTTTAATGAATCACCTATTGATTGAGTCAGATACATAAGTTCTTTTGCACCTCTCATTGCCTGTTGTCTATTACCTGAACCAACAATTAATTCAATAGGTCTTGCAACTGTATTTAGTGCAGTAGAAAGAATGTTGACTGCATGAGTTTCAGGACCAGAAAGAATTGAGTTGATAAATATTTCATTACTAACTCTTAGACCTTTAATAATTGGTCCTTCTTGAGCCATTCTTCTCAATGCTTCTGGATTACCAGACGCAGCTTGAAGTCTTTTAGTGATAGTTCTCAGCTTTTTCATTGCTGGTTTATCACCTTGTTCAGCAGCTTCAATAATCTGTCTAAGTGTTTCTTGTTCTATTGCTTCTTCCCCACCTTCATCTACAACACCTCTGACATCAACAGCTTGATCAATAGCTTTTTCTGCTGGTGTTCTTGATGCAAGGTCTTCTACTGTTGCAACTTTGTCAGCAATACCACCACCGGCTTTATTAGCTGCAAGTGTTTGAGCAGGTACTGTTTTAAGTGGTTTATTAAGAGTAATCAGACCATCAAGTACTTTAGTCTCTCTAATTAATTGTTCTTTTAATTCAGCAAAACCTTCTTTATTACCAGAAGCTAAAGCCATATCCATAGCCTTAGCTATGTCATATAAGGCAGTAGCGTTTTTATTCATCTGTTGATTCATTGCAATTAAAATTGCAGGTAAATCATCTTCTCCACCTCTTCCATATCTGGCATTAAATAAACGTGCTTGTTCTATTACTTCTTTAGGTAAAAGTCGATTAGCACTTTCAACCATATCTTTAAACGTTCTTTTATGAGGCCAAAGACCAGCAGCATCTAATCTTTTATTTTCTTCAGCAGTATCAAGGATTAGTTTCTGAACATCAGGATCACCACCACCAGTAAATTTAGGGTTAAAGGTAGTTTGAACTTTAGGATCAGTTGGATCTACAGGAGGAACATCAGCACCTGATGAACCAGCAGGAGGTTTTCTAGGAGGAACTGCTCCACCACCACCTGTATCTACTTTGGTTATGTTTAGTTGATCTTTAGGTTCCCAATAGATTTTTACTTGATGAAGACGTTTACCTTTACCAGCTAAGTTTCCTCCTTGATGAGTAAAGCCACCAAAGCCTTTTGCTCTAAGACTATCTTTAAATGTATCTACAATGTCCTGAAACTCGCTTCTAGTTACATTAAAGTCTTCAGATCTTCCTCTTAATGTGTTTAATAAATTTGTAAGAGTTAGTTCTTTCTTATCAAAATCAGTTACTAATTCAATAGCTTCATCAACATATCCGTCACGATACTTTGCTGCATCCTGTAAAAGTTCTAATATCTCGTCATCTAATGGTTGATCAAGATCATAAAAATTGACTGGTGTTTTCTCTTCTACTTTATAAATAGTTTTTGAAGCATCTTTACCAGCTATCTTTCTATTTTTCTTTTGATATTTACCTGCTGTTGTTAAATCATCTGTTGCATATAATCCTTGACCATATATTCCTGTATCTGTAGAAAAATGACCTGAATCATCTAATTCAAATTCATCAGCAGCCCCATGATAGAACTCACCTTTACCTCTGGTATCTGTTGTTAAATCTAACTTGGGTGGTTGTTCTTGATCTGCACCACCAAGAACTTGTTCTTTAATTTTGTCAGCACCTTCTCTTGATTTAGTAACTTGATCAAAGTGTTTTTTAGTGACCCATCTACCGTCATATCCTCTAACTTTATTTGCATCAGTTGGATGAGGTGTACCAGGTAAGATCTTTTGTCTTCCTGTTGGTTTAGTAGCATCTTGAAGGACTTCTTGTGTTTCTCTTAAAGCTTTAGCATCTGATGCTGCTACGTTCTTTAAATTCTCTCTTAACCGTTCAGCTATTTTCTTTGGTGGATCAGGAATTATTTCATCACCAAGGTTATCAATATTATCGCTTGCGGCATAAACGAGTCTTGTATTCTCATCATTCATCAATCTCTTTAATATTTTTTCTTGTACTGCTTTAGGTGCTTTCCTTAAAGCTCTAACTCCTAACACCACACCTGTAGCTATTTCACCAGTTAAGGTTCCACCAGTGGCTTGTCTTAATCTTGCTTCTGCTACTCCTATTTCTTCTTCTGTTTTTGCTTTTAATAATTCTGTTACTGGAGAAGCAAATCTTGGATGCTCATCCAGCATGTTGAATAAGTTTTCTTCATACGGATCTTGAACAACAGCATCAGTAATAAAACCAGCTACAGCACCTCTAGCCCAAGGGTTTGTAATTACCTTTCTCGTAGCACCACCTACTAATCCCATAGGTAGTAAGAACTGTGTTACTGATTGTGGAACTGTGTATGTCCAATCTTCTTTATCTCCTTCTACTTCAAGACCAAGCTTCCCTATATCAATTAAATCGTTATTGTCGTAAGGATTTCCAGCAAAGTAATCATATACATCATCAACGGTTTCTACTGTTTCATTAATCGCTTTTATAGGACCACTAATAGCTCCTCTAACAACTTTGCTTGCTGTTGTTTGTTTTATTCTGTCACCAGCTTCTTTAGCTTTCTGACGATATTCATCACCAGCTTCTTGTCTTTCGTTGTAGTAGTCAACAACGTTTTGTATAAGGTTTCTGTCAGCCATGGTTAATTAGTTAGAAAAGGGCAGGTTCTGCTTTGGCACTTTTAATGATGTTTAGTATCTTCTTAACATAGTCTGGATCAGTAGCATAATCATTAGATTTTAGAAGTTTAACGGCTTCTTCAACGGTCGAACTGGTTGAAGTACCTTTTCTATCTTTATAGTTATCGTTCCACTGTTCTTTGTAATGCAAAAGCATATCTTTTAAGGTATCAAAATCTTTAAAGTAATCTTTAATCACTACTTCTTTTCCATCTATTACTTCTCTTGTTTGAACTAAGGTTGCTTTTCCATCAGCTATTTCTTTTTGTGTTGCTTTAATTCCTAAATAATTATTTTCACCTGAAGCTTTTTTTCCATGATCAGATTCAAGACTGAATTGAGCAGCTACTATTTCAGGGAATTTGATGCCTACTTCTTTAGCTAATTTATAAATAGTGGGAAAGTTATTATTCATTCTTTCTACACCATCACCTGTGGTTATAATTTGTGGTTCTTCTGTCATTAATTCTCCTCGTTCTTTTGCTTCTTCTAATGTTCCAGCTGCTGCTGGTGCCGTACCTGTAAGAGCGTTAGCAATTTGATTAGCAGCATTAGTAATTGGATTAGAACTTTGATTACCTAAAGGAGAAACATCAGGTACTCCCGGTAATTTTTCTTCTTGTTGGTTATTTTGTTGATCGCCTAAAGGATTAGTTTTCTCTCGAGCTTCTTTTAAATACTTGTCTCGTATCTCTTTAATCTTTTCAAATTCTTCTATGGGTGTTGGGTCTTTATCTAAACCTAATCTCCAAAGTCTTAATTCATCAGATGCTCTGTTATAAAGATCATTGAGATCTTTAGAAGCAGTACCGTTTAACTGACCAAAAATATTTGAGTTTCCATCTTTTCTAAACTCAGCAGCTATTTGACCTTTAAGTTCTGTAAGTGCTTTATTGATCTCTGTAAATTGCCCAGATTCTACTTTTTCTGCGTAACGTATTAAGTCATTAAATAAATTGATATTTGCAGCTGTTTTAGGTGTTCTTGGGT